GTATCCATGGTTTGCTCCCAAGATGCAAGTCTTCGAATCTGGTGAAGTCCAAGACATGTGTGGCGAAGATGTCTCATTCTGCCTAGATGCAAAAGAGGCAGGTTTCGAGATCTGGTGTGATCCAAGGATCAGAGTCGGACACGAAAAGACGAGAGTTATCTAATGCCACAAGATAGGTACAATATCTACTGTAAAGGAAAACAAATTTTTTCTGATTTAACACAGATGGAGTACTTTGACATTATGGAAGATCTGTCAATTGAATATTATCAGACAGGTCTTCCAAGTCCACAAGATTTAAAGACTGAAATTTATCAAAATGATTAAATGGCATCAAAAACAACTATAAAGGAGGTAAATTAACCAAAATGGCAGTAAAATCAAAGACTGGGGCATGGGGCGTTGAGATGATTCTTGCTTCTCCTAAAAAATCTCGTCAGGGAAATGGAAAACATACCAAATATGCAGCAACTTCTCGTAACTCAGCTCGTAAAAAGTACCGAGGACAAGGAAAATAACCAGAGCGTCTCGAAAGGGACGCTTTTTTTTATTTAATTATAGCAATTTACCTTATAAATAAAGAAAAACTCTTTGTTTATGGCGATTAAAAGGATATCAAGGGCGTTCAAAGACATAACATTGTCTTTTGAGGTTCATCCAGTCACAAAAGATCTACCAATATTAAAGAATGAGAATGCGATACGTAGATCTGTAAGAAATATAGTCGAAACTATACCTACTGAACGATTTTTTAACTCATTGTTAGGTTCTGAAGTAAGAAGTAGCTTATTTGGATTCGTTGATTTTGGTACTGCATCAGTTATCCAGAGTCAAATTGAGACTGCAATCGAAAATTTTGAACCAAGAGTGAATAATGTGCAAGTTCAAGTCGAACCTACACCAGAACAAAACTCATTTGAAGTAACTGTTCTATTTGATATTATTGGACAAGAGTTTCCAACACAAGAATATACATTCCTTTTAGAAGCAACAAGATAAAATGGGGTTTACTAAATACACAAACTTAGATTTTGATCAAATAAAGACTTCCATTAAGGATTATCTTCGTTCAAATTCAGATTTCACAGATTTTGACTTTGATGGGTCTAACTTTTCAGTGCTAATTGATACATTAGCATATAATACTTATATTACTGCAATTAACTCGAATATGATTGTTAATGAATCCTTTTTGGATTCAGCAACTCTTCGTGAAAACGTAGTTTCATTGGCAAGAAACATTGGATATGTACCACGTTCTAGGACGGCAGCAAAGGCAGAAATAACATTTAGTGTAGAAAGACCTGAAGGTAATAATTCAGGCACTGTGACGCTGAAGAGAGGTCTTGTATGTACTGGAAATGTTAATAATACATCATATGTATTTTCAATCCCAGAAAATACAACAAAAACTTTTCAAGAAACATCAACAGGTAATTTTACAGCATCATTTAATAACGTAGAAATATATGAAGGAACATTTTTAACAAAACAATTTACACACGATGGATCTTTAGATCAAAAATTTATTATTAATAATTCATCTCTTGATACTTCTACACTAACAGTATACATTAAAAATGAGAATGATGAGGGATTAGGAATACAATATTTTCCTGTAGATAACATTATTGGTGTAACTTCTAAATCTCAAATATATCTTCTTCAGGAAGTACAAGATGAGCAATATCAATTATTATTTGGTGATGGATTAATAGGTAAAAAATTAGGAACTGGTGTTGATAATGATGGTAATATAATTACTGCCAATTATATTATTAGTAGTGGTAAAGAAGGTAATGGAGTAAGTAATTTTGCTTTTTCTGGAAGTTTAGAATTATCTAATGGAAGTCTTCTTAATCCATCAGATATATCTATTACAACTAACCAATCATCCCAGAATGGCGGTGAGATAGAGTCAATTGACTCTATTAAGTATTTTGCACCTAAGATATATTCTGCTCAAAGCAGGGCGGTCACAGCACGTGATTATGAGTCTATTATTAAAAAGATCTACCCTGATACGGAAACTGTTTCTGTTGTTGGTGGTGAAGAATTAGACCCACCTGAATATGGAACTGTATCTATTAGTATCAAACCAAAAAATGGAACTTTTATTTCCGATTTTAATAAATCAAGAGTTTTATCACAGTTAAAACAATACTCTATATCTGGTATAAATCAAAAAATAGTAGATATAAAAGTACTATATGTTGAAATTGATTCTTCTGTATATTATAATAGTGCAAAAATATCGACTGCAGAATCATTAAAAGAAAAGATAGTTAACACATTAACAACTTATTCCAATTCAGTAGATTTAAATTCATTTGGAGGTAGATTCAAGTATAGTAAGATTCAACAATTAATTGATATTACTGATAATGCCATAACATCTAATATTACTAAAGTAAAGATTAGAAGAGATTTAAGATCATTAATAAATCAATTTGCACAATATGAACTTTGTTTTGGTAATAGATTTCATGTGAATAGTGATGGATATAATATAAAATCAACTGGATTTAATATATCTACAGATCCAGATACAGTATATTTGACAGATATACCAAATAGTGATAAAAAGACTGGAATTATATCAATAGTAAAACCAATTAGTAATGAAGAAACTAGAGTTGTTGTAAAATCTGCAGGAACTGTTGATTATGTTAAAGGTGAAGTTATATTGAATACTATAAATATCACGTCAACAGTTAAATCTAATAATATTATTGAAATACAAGCATTTCCCGAATCTAATGATGTTATTGGTTTAAAGGACTTGTATTTGAATTTTAGCATCTCATCAAGTTCAATAAATATGCTTAAGGACGTAATTGCTTCTGGCGATGAAATATCTGGAGTATTATTCTCTAGAGATTATTATACATCAAGTTATTTAAATGGAAATTTAATAAGACAGTAATATGATAAAAACTGGATTTGAATCTAGAGTAAAGATTCAGCAGATAATTAATAACCAACTACCTGAATTCATTTTGGATGAAAGTCCAAAAGCTGTAGATTTTTTAAAACAATATTATATTTCTCAAGAATATCAAGGTGGTCCTGTTGACATAGCAGAAAATTTAGATCAATATTTAAAACTTGATAATTTAACACCTGAAGTTGTAGTAGATAGTACTATTCTTGAAGTTGGTATTGCATCTACAGATACTACCATTAATGTTAATAGTACAAAGGGATTTCCATCAGAATATGGACTATTAAAGATTGATAATGAAATAATTACATATACTGGATTAACCACTAACACATTTACTGGATGTAAACGTGGATTTAGTGGTATTACATCATATCATGGTGATTTAAATGAAGAAGAACTGATATTCTCCTCCACTTTAGAAGAATCACATGATTCTAATAAAAAGATACAAAATTTAAGTTCTTTATTTCTTAAAGATTTTTATAAAAAATTAAGATATACTTTTGCTCCTGGTTTTGAAGATGTTAATTTAGATAAAAAATTAGATGTTGGTAATTTTATAAAAGAAGCAAAATCTTTTTATCAGTCAAAAGGAACTGATGAATCAATTAGAATTCTTTTTAATGTTTTATATGGTGTAACACCAACCGTAGTAAATTTAGAAGAATTTTTAATAAAACCTTCTTCTGCAAATTATATAAGAAGAGAAGTTGCTATTGGTGAAATAATTTCTGGAGATCCTAAAAAATTAGTAGGACAAACTCTTATAAAATCTACAGATCCTAATACATTAGCATCAATATCTGAAGTTGAACCATTTACGAGAAATAATAAGCAATATTTTAAACTTTCACTCTTTATTGGATATGATGATAATAATTATGTTGAAGGTGATTTTAAAATTACACCAAGTACAAAAAGTCTTGAAAAAGTCTCAATAGGTTCTTCTATAATTTCTGTAGATTCTACAATTGGATTTGCACACACTGGAATGGTAATATCTGGTATTAATAGTATTACTTACACAGATAAAAGTATTAATCAATTTGTAGGATGTACATGGGATTCACCTTCAGGAGTTAATAAAGATATAAATTCTACTGACAATATTAGATCTAATGAAATTTATTATGGATTTGAAGATGGAGATCTATCTAAACGTGTAGAGTTGAGATTAACTGGAGTATTATCTAAATTTGAGCAAATATCAAGTAGTTTAAAAGTTTCTGAAGATGATATAATTTCAGTTGAAAGTCTTGGTGATTTAATAACAAATCCAGAACAAGATAATAAAACTTATAAACAAATATTTGCAAATTCTTGGATATACAATACTAGTTCTACATATGATATTTTAAATTTTGGAGAAACTTTATCATTAACTCTTAAAAGTGATATTGATAGATCAAGTTTAAAAATAGGAGATAGGATAGAAATTGTAGAAAAAAATGCATTAGGTGGGTCTGATAAAGTAGTTTATCCAGTAGATATATCTACAATTACAACTACAACTACAACAAGTTCAGTAGAAACTGATTTTGGATCTATTTCTGATGCTTATATCATAGATATCTCTGATCGTTCAATACAAATTAAAGCATTTGATTTTATACCTACAACAGGCATTTCTTATGCATTAAGAAGAAAAATTAATAAAGCGAGTAGTTCTATAATTCCAATTCAGTATGGAAATGATAAAATAATATCTGATGTACAAAATCTTTATACTACAAAAGATAATGAATATTCTTATGTTGCATCCAATTCATTACCATCAGGAATACAAGGATATAATGCACCATTCACTTATCAAGTAACAAAAAATATTCATGCTGATAAAATAGATTCTGTTAGTAATTTAACTAATATATTATCAAATGGTGAATATACTACTATAAAATTTGACGATAAAGCACCATTTATTACTGGGGATAGGATATATTATCAGCCAGATAGTGTTCCTATTAGTGGATTAATAACAGGATCATATTACGTTAAGGTTTTACCTGACGGACAATCTATTAAATTATATAATTCATCATCCTTTATAGAAGATGATGTATCTTTAAGTCTTTCACCACCTGCAGGTAATTTTGGTACACATACATTTACTTTATATTCACAAAAATCTTCTGAAATTGGATCACAGAAGTTATTAAAGAAATTTACATTATTACCAAATATTAAAAATGGAATTAATGAATTAACTACTCCAGAAAATATTGGAATGTTAATTAATGGTGTTGAGATTAAAGGTTACAAATCACATGATAGAGTGTATTATGGAGAATTGGAATCTTTAGATATATTGAATAGTGGTAGTAATTATGATGTTATTAATTTACCAAAAATATTAATTTCTGCTGGAATTGCATCAACTGCTCATTCTAGACCTGTAATTAGTGGAAGTGTTGAAAAAGTTTATGTGGATGAATTAGATTTTGATATTTCTGATGTAAATTCAGTCACAATAAGTGGTGGTAATGGTAATGGAGCAGTTCTTAAACCAATAATTACAAAAAGATCTAGAGAAGTTAGATTTGATGGAAGAGCAACTATAAATTCTGGTGGTGTAACAATAGGTGGATCTCAGTTAATATTCCTACAAGATCATTATTTTACTAATGGTGAAGAAGTAATATATGATTCCAATAATAATTTATCAGTAGGAGTTGGTATTGGCACATCAACATTATCTAATGGTGGAAGTTATTTTACATCTATTGATAATAATTTAACTGTTAAATTATTTGAATCATTTAATGATTATTCTAGTGGAATTAATACAGTTGTGTTTAGTGGTATTAATTCAACAGGAATTCATAAATTTAAAACTGTTTCTAGTAAATTTACATTATCAGAAATAGATGTAATTAATGGTGGTAGTGGATA